TCCAATGGCATATCATTGGTATCTGTAAGTGGATATTCTTCTTCCATTATTCAGATTCCTCTTCTGTTTCAGTTTCTATCTCCACTTCATCACCAACTTCAGTTTCTGCTTCTGCTTCAACTTCAGTTTCATCAGTTTCAATTTCATCTTCAACTTCAGGATACTCAAATTCCTGACCAAACATTGCGTTAGAAACGTAAGGTCTTGCAATATCAATTCGTTCTGCTGCTTTTGCATACAGAATTTCTTTCATTTTGTCACTAACATCAGACGGAGAAGCGTCTGTAGCGATCAAATCGATAACATCTTCCATAAAAATTCAATATGTTAATATAATTTATTTATAACTCAGCCTTTCGAGTATCTTTTTGATAGTTGGCATCTACCTCTCGTGCCATTGCTTCAACATCAGGTTCCATTGGAACTTCGCCCATTGACATTGGATCTGCGCCCATTCCTTCCATTCCAGAACCTTCACCAGGAACTCCTTCTGCTGGTTGTGGAAGTGGTTGACCAGTTACTGGGTCAATTGTGGATGGATCTGGGATGATACCCTTTTGAATTTCATCTTCAATTTGTTCATCAATCTCAATAATTTCTTGATCAGTTTGGCGAAGAATTCTCTTACGCACATATTCAGTAGAGTAATACTTACCAATGAATGGTTCAATTTGAGCAAGATTTCCAAGTCTACCTTGAATCATTTCAGATTCTTTCAACTCTGCAAACTGATTATCATACAAGAAATCATATTGAATATGATCTCTCATTATCTCCCAATCATCTGGAGAAACAATGTTCTTAAGAATCAATTGGGTTTTCAACATATCGTTGAACATCTGTGCAAAACGCTTTCTCAGACGACCAACAAACTTAGAAAACTTAAGTTCATCTCTCAAGATTTCTGAAGAACGACCGAGGTTAAATCCACCATCAGCAGCGATTCTAGATTCGGGAACTCCAAGTGCTCTATAAAGTTTTTTCTGGAAATATTCAATATCAGCAAGTTCACCAAGATTTTGTCCACCAGGAAGTGTGGTGATCTCAGTTCCACGACCACCTTCACGACGAGGTAACCAGAAGTCTTCCATCATAGACATAAACTTCTTGTCATCACGAACTTCACCAGTTTGTGCATTATATGCAAGTTTATTTCTATAGCGAGACATAACCTCACGGAGGTATTGCTCCGCTTTCACTTTTGGAAGATTACCAACATCAATATAAAAAATACGACGTTCTGGTGCTCTGGACAATCTGTAAATAACCAGAGAATCTTCAATCATTCTAAGTTGATTGAGTGCCTTAATTGCTTTATGCAGATATGAAAGAACCGTATTCTTATTTCTATCTACAAGACCAGAAGTGCAATATGTTACTGCATCTTTTGCAATTTTGATTGATTTTCCTCTTCCACCAAGACTTCCTGTTGGATAATTTGGTGATGGTGTATATTGGAAAAACTCTTCAAATTCTGGACCATTTTGATATTCTAAAGGATTTCTATTGTTCCCACTAACTCTAACGGCACCAGTATCATACTTACCATTAGGGTCTTTTTTCTCTTGACGAATATACTTCATCTTGAGAGGATCAATATATCTCAGTTCTTTAATACCTTCCTGAGGTGCTTTTAAATCAATAACTTTCAGATAGTAAAGTCTACCATCAACATACCAGTTGCGGAAGATTTCGTGAGACTTTCTATCAAAATCTAAAATTTCTTTGAGATATTTGAATTCTTCTCTAATTTTTTTCTTAAGTCCTTCGCTAGCATTTAAATTTGACAACTCAATCTCTACAGGAGAGTCATACAAATCGCTAACAATTGCTTCGTTAACTACATCTTCAATCGCACCATCCGCTTCGGGATGTAGCGACATTTCTCTATATCTTCTTATTAAATCATGCTCTGTTTTATAAACACCTTCAATATCAACATATTGACCATAAAATCCACTACTGATATAATTATCAACCCCGTCCTGATTAGTTTCAGGAACGGGGGAGACAACTGAAGGTGATTTATTTTGTTTGTCGTCAATTGAAAAACCAAAAAGTTTGGCCATAATAATTTCTGGTGGTCTCGTTATTTAACTATTTAGTTAATATCTTCACCGCCAGCATTATCGCCAGTACCCTTGGTAGCTTCCCACCACTGAACTTGAAGTTCAACAGTGAATTCTTGGATGCCCTGAGCATCGTATCCAAGGTCGATTGGCGAGACCTGAGTTGGGAATACATCGTAGAAACGATATGTTCTCAGAACAGAACCATCGCGATCGAGTTGCATAACGTATGCATCTGCCTGATAGGTTGCTGGATCAGTTAATCCAGTGTTATCAGATACTCTGTTAATGACATTCATCCAACGCTCCATAGCGGAGCGAATAGCAAAGTCAGTATCGTTGATAACGGTAACTGTCCAGGAATCGAAGGTTCTATCACCTGCGATTTTCAGAACACGACCTCTGAAAGGAACCTCAATTTGCTGGATGTTGGATGCTGGCATATTAGCACCCTTGACCAGGAATCTTGATTTCTCAAGAGTATCGGAATCTGGTTGTGCGGCATCTGGGAAGTTCAGAACGACTTCGAAGAGATTGGCGCGAGCGCCACCACCCGTTAATTTACTCTTGAAGTCAGTAATCTTCCTTAGTGGGGGTGGATTGATTTGCTTGTAAGTAGCCATTAGTTTTGACCTTTAGAAGAAAAATTAAACTGTTCCAATAACTTCTTCAAACGCGACTCCAGTTCTTGTAGCAACAAAGGTAAGACCGATGAAGTTGATAGAACGTGCAGGTTTGATGAAGATGTCCGCAATAAACTCATTGGCGTCAATGACTGCTGCGGTGTTGTTTGTCTCATCACAAACAACTACGAAGTCCTGAATACCTCTCTTAGACTGAACATCGCGGAGGAATGGTTCTACGATGTTAACAAAGTTGGTTCTAGTGATTTCGTCGTTGAATTCAAAGAGGAAGTCCTTAGCAGCGGCAGAGATTGCGTCTTCAAGGTAGATGAACAAACGGCGAACGTTAATTCTATCAAACGCGGAAGACTTACCAAATCCAGTCTTGTCACCGAAGAGGATAATACCTGCTCCAGGTGAAAGGATAACTGGGTTGATTCTGCTAGAGTACAGAAGGTCTCTTTGCTTCTTACCAGGATTGTATGCAAGTTTGACTGCATTCAGAATAGCACCTCTAGAAGTTCCAGCAGGTGAGAACCATGGGAACTGTTCAATATCAGTTCTGGCACAAGTACCAGCGATATCTCCATTCAGAGGAACATAACGGAAGGTGTCATTGAAGCGGTCATACATGTACTTATAACCACTATCAAAGATTCCATATGTAGTTGAAGTGGCAGAAGAGTAGAAACTCAAGACATTGTTAGTGATTGTGTCAATGTCATTAACTGTTACAGTTCCGACGGTATTGTCGCTAATGAATGCACCTCTATATGGAGAGATGAATGCAACAGCGTCTTTTCTTGCCTCAGCAACCGCAATACACTTGTTAGCAAGTGCTTGTCCCTGTTCTTTGGAGTAATTTGCAGAACCCATAAGAATGAAGTCTACTTCATACTCTTCAGTATTCTCAAACTTAGTCAGACCAGAAACAATATCGTCAAGACCAGATGTCAGTGAACCTTCAGTTACATAATCTGTGGTATCAGCACCAGCAGTAGAAGCATAGTTTGTGCCACCTTCAAGTGTTCCAGTAAATGCACCGATACCAGCAAAGTTTACATTCTTTGCATCTTGATCCCAACCAGTGTCATCATCTAACTCATAAGTCAGTGGAGAATTGCCAAATGCAATAGTTGTTACACCAACAGGTTCAGAACCACCGAAGATATATTCGGAGTTGGTATAAAGATACTTTCTCCAGTAAGATGGAGAACCAACAGAGAATGTTGCATCTGATGCCTTGGAAAGACTTAAGTGCTTCTCAAGGATTGTGCCTGCGTTTCCGCTGATTGTTCCTTTGTCATCAATGACAACAACGTGAACTTCGTCAAATCTACCACCTCTTGCAGCAGCATAATCAGAAGTTCCAGGTCTATCTGCTAACTGATCCCACTCAAGTTCACCAACAGAAAGAGGAATTACTTGATTTTCAAACCAGTCTTGTTCTCTGGTATATGCAACAGTACCAACTTCCGATCCAGCAGGTGCTGTAATAGTTGCAGTTCCACTTTCTGGGAATGCATAAACACCATTTTGTTGATAATCAACAGCGGTGAATGTATTTCCTGTAGAAACGTGACCTACAAACTTGACACCGATTTGATCTACTCCAATTTCACTAATGATACCTCTAAAGGTACCAGTCAGAACTGAAGTGGAACCAGAACCAGCAACAGTTGCGTTTGCAGGGACATCAACTTTAACACCGTCTCCAAGATTGAGGTTGATTCCAGAAGTTCCTCTAGAACCAAATTCAAATGTTTGACTTGAAGATGTTGAGTTGAGTGAGTTTGCACTCATGGTGATTGAACCAACACCAACCGAGACTACAGAAACACCTGCACCAACAACGTTAGTGATTGCTTTTATAGCATCATTTGCATTAATACCACTAGTAGTAATTCCTGTGATGAAACTTGAAGCAGCACCGACAGTACCAGCAGCAGACTGTGAAGTAGTGAATGTTGCAACTGAAGTAGTGCTAAGACCAGACAGAATTTGGTCCGCCTTACTATCAATAATTGCTACCTTAACATCATTTGCCCAAGAACCAGGATTTCTTGCAGCAACAGTTACATTAGTAATTGCATTCTCGTCATAACCGAGTTGTTCGTAATGCTCTGTGCTCTTGATTCTTACGCTATTAGCAGCACCAACATAAGCGTTCTTAAGTCCTGCTCCTGTTGATACATTAAAGTCGTCTGCTCTTGAAACAAGCATCACACCACCATAAGCAAGGTAGGATGAAGCTACCATCCAATGCTCGTAGTGCTTGTCGGTTGAGTAAGGTCTGCCGAAAGTGTTTAAGAGATCATCCTCAGATTCGATCAATTGAGGAAGGTCAACGGGTCCCTTGGTGAAAGGAGCAACAAGCGCCCCAATCGAACCAGAGACTGGATCGACTCTTCCAATAGTTAAGTCAACTTCTCTTACTACAATTCCAGGAGATGCTAAATTTAGAGGCATCTTTTTGGTCTCCTTGGTCCAGAATTATCTGAAATTATTTATTAAAAGGGGTATTTTGAATGGGGAATCCTGACGTGAAATCTACCAATCAGGATATTCCCA